TTGAACGGCTACATAACCAACACCATTTGGAATTGTGACTAGCAAAGTTGGAGTTGTACCGACGGTGATATTTGAGTGATTAAGAGCCATTGTTTTCCTTCTCTCGGATTATCGTTTAATTGTAATGGTTATTGCTTTACTCTGCTTGATCCGTGTTATCAGTCTGATCCGTAAATCCACTCGGAGCCTCAGGCGGTATGCCCATAGTCGAGCAACGGCAGTTTGGATGAACCGGAATATCCTCAGCGGTTAATCCATTACTGAACTCCCCATCAACATCGGTAACCTCACCATCGATATCGCACTCCTCATCATCAGGGTCGGAGGCTACCCATTGGATCTGCTCAACTCCTAGAGCGGCATAAGAATCCATCGCGGCAACATTTGCGGCTCGAGATCCTTCGGTCAGCGCAATCATTAACGAGCGATCAGGCGAACCAATTACATCCTTGAGCATTGTTGAAAGAGTTGTTGGGCTTGCACCAATAGAAAAACCTTCGGCAAGGCGGCTACCTATTTGGTCGTAAGTTGTTCCGTTCAGCGTTTGTGTTGTGAGCGTAACCTTTCCGAGCAGTTTCTCTAATCCCCCCGGGGGTTTCAGTAACGCTTCTGCCGCAAAGTTACCCGGCACCCATGTATCCCAGTTGATAGCGTTCTCGAGAACTGCGCTTGCCCACGACACCGCATCCCAGTTGTGGACGGGTTTTTTCTCAGCCTTTTTGGCTCTTAGTGCCTTACCGTAAGCATCATAAGTCGAGGCAATACCCGTGACATACATATCGGCATAGTGCTGACGAAGTACGGCTATTAGAGCGGTGTTATCAAGGGTTACATTGTGCATTGCCCACGCTCTAGCCCTAGCCCGATCCTGCGACATAAACTCGCTCACGGTTGGGTGGGTTTGTAAGTATCCCTCAACTATTTTTCGAGGGTCAATGCTTTCGCGTAGCGCAGCCGAAATCTTTAGTGCCGCGCTACTAGCGATGCGCCCATCTACTTGATGAACGCCGAGGGTCATTGCAGATACGCCTTTGCGAGTGACTTTGCGGTATCCATATCTCCGTCAAAGTAGCAACGATTCAGAGCATCCCCGACGATAGAGTCGAGGGACTTAAACTCGAACTGACGAGCCCTTTTACCTTTACTCGCCCACTTCAGGAACGCCTTGACTTCTGCGCTTGCTTCCTTAGCCTTATCAGGAGTGCCAAGCCATACCGGAACCTGATCCATACCTAAGAGCCACATAGCGAAGAGGCGATGGTGTCCGTCCACGATTACCTGCTTTTCGCCATCATCAAAGACGAGCGGGTAGCCACGGTAAGGAGTGAGGGCTTGACCCATAGACTCAATATGGTCGGCAACATTAGAACGATCGAGAGCGGTATCAGTACCGTAGAGATCCTTTACATTGACGAGGGTAAGTTGCGCCTTAGACCATACATCCGGATCGACGGGATAATTGCCGCTATCGGTTTCTACGATTGGCCACGGGCTTGCTACTGAGTCTGCCAACATCTCAGGATTGTCTGAGGCAGGATGATCGCCAGCGGCATTTGGAAGGATATGCAACTTCGAGAGCGCATCCTTTACCTCAGCCTTAGACGGTACGCCAGCCTTCTCGAAATCAGGTGTTTCAGTATTTTGTACATTTCCCGTTGGGTTTTGTACATCTTCTGTTGGCTTTGAATCCGGAGCAGTATCAGCGGCAGGTTCAACTGGCGCCATCGGATCAACATCATCGGAGACATTTTCAACACCGGCAGTCGGAGCGGCGGCGTTCACGATTCCCTCAGGAGTGAAGAGATAAACACCATTGCCAGCGACAAGGATTGGCTGATCAGCGGCAGGAGTGTCTAATAGTGGAAGTCCGAGTTCGCTACGGCGCTCGTTCATAGTCTTTGTTCCACCACGAAGTTCGAGATCAGACTTCTTTGCCATCTGCTCGTTGTCGCGGATCTCGCCAACCATAAACTTGAACTCAAGTTCGCGTGGCATACCGAGGTATGTGTAAGAAATGTTGGTGAGCATTTTGCTGATCCATTGGACAAGCGGAGCCACACCGATTGACTGAGCGGCCTCTGCTTCACCTTCTTGGTGTCCGGACTGTCCTAGTCCACCCTTAGCGGAGAATCCAATTTCGGTTGGAAGTACGCCGAAGTGCCCAGTAATCGAAGTGATGAGGTACTCGTCGAGGTTCGACTTAAACTTCTCTCCATAGCCTTCATAGAACTGAGGCTTGAGGCCGGATGGCAAGATCAGAGCGCGCTTGCGTTGCTCAGTCTGTCCAGCAAGGTTGTCGTTAATGATGTTTTCGTATTGCTTCATTACGAGCGGATCGTTACCGAAGTCCGCATCTGAAGTCAGCATCATCTCAGGGCTAACGCCATCGGTATATTCAGCACGAAGCCATTGTTGGCGACGAAGGTAGAGATCGGCTAGAGGTAAGCAACGCTCAACTGGTGATGATCCATAGACGGAGTTTGCTCTACGGTTACGGATGAAGTAAGAAAGATCGTCCGAAGTGAACTCTCCATCGGCTTCGATATTATCGGAGTTTGCTTGGAACTCAGAACGAGGGAAGCCGTAAAGGATTTGCTGGTAAGCGGCCTGCGGAGGCATTGGGCGCATACCACGATCATCAAGGAGTGGCTTAATAGTAGATCCATCGAGGATTTGGAAGCCGTAGAGATCTCCACCAACGGTGCGTTGTGGCCAGATTGCCCACGCATCAAGAACGAGGATTTCTTCGAGCGCCATCATCATCCAGTCGATGAAGGTCAGACCATTAGCACGATCGGGGTTCTCCCAAAATGTACGAAGGCGATAAATCTCATCAGAGAACTTTGAGCGGGCTTGGCTCATAGCACGAGTGTGATCTCCACCGATCTCAGCAATAATTTTTTCGCTTGCATCTTCGGCGATAGTGATATCCCAGTCGAGTCCGGAGATCTTAGCCTTTAACACTTCTACGCAACGGCGAACAATGTCGATCTGTTCAGCGGCACCACGGAGTGTTTTGAATGGTACGAGTTTCTGCTCAGTACCGATGTTGATGTTTTGGGCAACTTGGTATTCATAACGGCGAGGATCTGCGCGGCCGTCTTCACGAAGTGGGTTGATTGCACCCGGAAGAATTGGAGAACCTGGTCCAAATGGAACGCCTGCAAGAATTGGATTACGAGGCAGTGGAGTTTGTGCGCCGTAAGTGTTCTGAGTATTTGCATCTCTCATCTGCTGTTCAGTCATAACGACTGCACCCGCAGGTAAATTAGATGGAGCCTTTTCAATCTGTTGTGCTACTGCCTTGGCTAGACGGTCGATTAGACCCATGTTGTCCCCTTAGTTATGTCCCTTGTATTACGGACTAGGTGTAATGATAGCGGTATTACATCGCGGACAGAACTTAGTCTTTTTAACAACTGGCAATCTGCAAGACGGACAGAAATCAGCCATGGCCGCCAGAGATCGAAGAGCATTAGATCCGCTCATCAAATCAGAAACCGCCCAGACCATCGCATCCATACGATCGGGCGACTTATCTGAATCCGGCTCCCATGTGACTAACTGATCTTCAAGTTGAGAGAAATCTGATCCAACTAAATGAAGGCGCAACTGTTCAGAGAGCGCAGAGATCGGTTCTGCTCGCACTCGCTTGCCTCGAGAGGCGTGAACTTTCCGATACGGGACCGTTGCATCAACTTGCCGGAGCAGGGACTCAATCATGTCGCCGCCATTGTTGGCCTCGCCGATGATTCGATCACATTTCCATTTGCGATACATCTCGATCGCTTTTCTTGCCCAATTCTCAGGCGTTCCTCTCATCGAGGCATCTTCAAGGATGTAGTAATGACCATCCGGCGTAGCGCCAGCGACCACGATTCCAGTTTCGTCCGAGCCTTCTCCGCTTGTGACGGCGGGGTCGATAGCAACGACAACCCTGAAATAAGGCGGGGCATTTTCGGGCTTGATTCGAGCCTCCTCGATCAGCGCTCTCGTCCATAGGGCTGAGTCTGATTCGTCAAGGATCTCGCCGTAAAGTTCCTGTCGTCCCATTCTGGTGCCTGCGTATCGGGCTTGTAGTTCGACTAGAGCCTGCGGAGCGAGGTTGTCGGCATTATCGAAGGTCGAGCCCCTGACGATCTTCACAGTGCCATCTGTGCGGCTAACAAGATTCCTAATTAGGGCAACAGGGCGCGGGGTTGTGGTGACAATAGTTCGAGGATGGCTACCTAAGCGCATACCGAACTGAAGTTGATCCCATGTATCCGGATAACGCCACGCCGCCAATTCGTCGCACCAAGCCCCGTGATGCTGAGGACCGCGCAAGCGATCAGGCTCATCGGCTGAGAAGAGTTTGATCTTTGAGCCATTGGTTAAAGAGATCGCTCCCTGAGATCTGTTGTAATCGGCAAGCGATCCGTAATCTCTGAGGATGTTGATAATTCCCGACTCACCTTCGGCGCATACATCACGGACATCGCTAAAGGTCGGAGCGACAATCGCCCACCTAGTGTTGTTCTGCGTTGTTGCTTCCCACGCCAGCCATTCAGCGGCAGTGCGAGTCTTGCCAGCGCCTCGACCTGCTAAATAAAGATAGATTGACCAGTTTTCATCATCACTCGGTAATTGCTCCGGCCTCGCTAGATCGTTCTCCCACGCTATCCGGCGATCCTGAAACTTCTCGTATAACTTTGATAATTTCTCGTGTTCTCTGTCGTAAAAGGTTTCCATCGTAACTCGTCACCTCCACCTCAGTTTTTACTGGCGCGTCAATTCCATAGAGTTTTGCATCGCGCTCCAATATCTTGAGCATAACCTTAATTGCCTCGAGATCGCCTTTAACGACATCAGGCCAAATAGCAGTGAGAGCAACTTCGAGCCTCTGCCTATGCAACTCACGCATCTCAGCGCTAAGGGCATCATCACGCATACGCTCCATCGCTCGTTTGAACGCGGCTCGAGCGCCTGACTCATCTGCATAATTTAAGCGCTTGGCGATCTGATCGAATGTTGCTCCGCCTTGGCGATACTGAACAACCTGCCGCTCCTTCTCAAACAGAGCAGGGTCAATACTAATTACATCCGGATTATTTTCACCCATAAACGGATTACGATTCTTCGTTAGGTTGGAGCCCTGAAGTCGGAATTGCACCGCTATCTTCTAACAGGAAGTTAGACGCATCGCTGTTTATGCTTTCAGGGCGTGAACCTTTGTACATCCTAGCACCTGCCTTGTCGATCTCAGAGAACGGCAAGATAGGAACTGTGAGGCGCTCTTTAGCCGCAGGATCGAGGAAATAGACATACCTCAGTTGGAATCCCTCAGCCTTCTGTGCGCCAATACTGTTGAGGAACTTATGGCTTGACTCAGTGCCAACCTTGCCCCACTTTTTCTGCAACTCTGATGAAACCCCTGTGGTGAAGTTAATGTCTGCGGCATATTCGCCGTCAGGCAGTCTCCAAATAGTCTTGTTCTTGTTAATCTGAGTCAGCACGAAGCCTGAGGCGCGGTAGATCGTTCCATCTCCGCACTGAGTGCCATCGGCGAAAGAGATTACCCACTGCAAATGGGGAGCGTGCTTCTTGAGCATCTTAAGCGCTACGCCTATTGCGCGGGACTCACTGTTCTTAGGCAGGGCATCGCTAAAGGCCATCCGGTTTAATTCGATGAAGCCGTTCCACGGGGTATCTTTGACGAGCCCCTGAGTCTTGCGCTTATCCATAGACGGGCCAAATTGAAGCGCTCCCTCTAATTTCCCGTTATAGAAAACGCCGATGTGGATTTGGGAGTTTGGCGCGACCTTTTTACTGTAATGAATCTTCCGGACTAAGGCATTGGCCTCAGCGGAGGTGATCGGCTTTAAGATTATGTCTTTCGCGCTCATACCTGAGTCCCTAGGAATATCTCAGCCATCCGAGTCAAGGCGTTGCCATTCTTGTTCGTATTTTCCTCATCAGGGAATTCGCCCAACGCAAGGGAGGCAGAAATCGCGTTGTTCACGATTTCGACTTGCTCATGGCTCAGGGTAAAAGTGACTTGCTGAAATGGCGACTGCTCTTTAGTGGTCTTATCAAACGCATCTGACCAGTCATCGGCGGAGGCTTTAGCGACCTTCTCAAATCCTAGGCCTTCAATATCCCAACCAAGATCCTCAAGATCAACAAGTTGGTTAGATAGCGCGATCTCATCCCATTCGGCTAATTCAGCGGAGCGATTATCTGCGAGCGCATAAGCCTTGGCGGTCTCGGAATCCCAATCATCAGGACATACGCTTACTGCGATCTCTTTCCATCCGAGAGATCGAGCGGCTTCAAGCGTTCCGTTGCCAGCAATTACTACGCCATTATGAACAACGAGAGGTTTGCGCTGGCCAAACTTTTCGAGGCTGGCCTTAATCGCGGCAAGATTACGGCTCGAATGTTTCCGAGCGTTCTGTGGATCGAGAGTCAGGCCCCCGATTGCTACCGTTTCCAATTCCATTATTTACTGCCTCTAATCTAGCGTCAAGTAATGAATCCATCTCGCCCATCAGGAACGCCTTCCGCTGATGGGTGAGCCTATTTCCGTACCGATCCTTGAGCATAACGGCAAGATGGGCGATCGCTTCGTCTATATCGGCGAGCGTGATCACTTCCTTGTCGATAATCATGGGGATCATATTACCGTTTGCGGGCCTCGCGTTTTTCCCTATACGCCTTAATATCTTCAGCGCGATAGAAAACAGACTTTCCTTCTTTTTTCACCCATGCAATAGTTTTACGAAATTGCAACTGACGAAGATTGTTGATCGTAATCTGTAAGTGATCGACAACCTGTTGCGAGTTCCAGAGTTCATCTACCATGATGGCATTTCCTCAACCTGAGTAAATGATGATTCCTTAGGCTTTGTGCGCGCCTTTAGATAAAAATCTGTTCCAGAAATTTCAAGTGAGATTTTTTTCTCGCCATCTTTTGTCGTATAAGTTGATTGTGCCAATCGGCCAACGACTGCGATGCGATCTCCTTTTTGGAGATTCTCGATCACTGCATCTGACTTGCTATTCCAAAAAGTAACTCGGAACCAAATTGTTTCGCCATCTTCATACTGGCCATTGACCTTCTTGCGCGGCGTATGGGCTAACGAGAACGATGCAAGCACTTCGTCCTTGAGCATTTTAATTTCCGGATCTGACCCGAGATTGCCTTCGATAATGATCTGATTCATTTAATTGCCTTTCCTGTTGGATCGCTTACATTACATTACTTGAACGCTTCCGTCATTTTTCAAGATTACCCACTTGCCATCAGGTTGCAGAAATGGCTCGGCCTCCGGATCTGCCCAACTACTGACCATCCACCCTTTATCCGTTGCGATAGATGGGTTCTTATGAATTGAATTAGTCCCGAGGTTATGGCACTCATGGTGAACGCGGATCAAATTAGAAACGGAATCCTTGCCGCCTCGGGACTTTAATTTTCTGTGGTGGAGCGCCATAGACTCAAGGGCAGGGCCACCGCAGGTTTCGCAGTAATACCCCGCCCTTGCCTCTACAAGCGCAACGATTTTTTGATCCACCTAGTACCAGCCGTATCTCATCTCGTGCCTCCATGCGGCGCAGGGAGAGCCGTAACGGACCTTAATATAGTGCAGGCCGTAGTCGATCTGAGTCATTGGGCTTTTAGGCTTGTATTCGAACTTGTAATTACCCCATGTGGTCGGCAGGAATTGAGCGATACCGAACGCACCGGAGGATTTGTTCAAGGCTTTAGCGTTCCAGTGCGACTCCTGTGTCCACAATTTATCGAGGCACACGAATTGACCCATGCTTGGCACTTTCATGTGAGCGTAAAGTTTTGGGTGCATGAGAAACGAGAGGCTTTCACGCGGAGCGTTTGCCGCCTGCGCTACAACCGTTTGAAAAGATCCCACCAAGATGGCTACTAAAAGGATCTTTCCTTTAGCCCTTATCGGGCGACCTTACCCCGATTCGTGCAGACTTGGCAGGCGTTACCCTCGTAAATCCATTCACCACATTTGTGGCGGCTTACTTTTGTATCATCCATTTTCGTACATCCTTTCGGGAGATAGCGGACTGTCTAAGTTTAGCGGCTATTTACTTCCGCCCCATCCGTCGCCTTTGAAGGAAACGCCGAAGGACGAGAAGATCCGCTCCATCTTTCCGCAACATTCGGGTAATTCGGGCGTGGCATGGATTGAGGCGCTAACCTCATAGATCCTAAAACATCCATCGCACTTGTACTCATATACGGGCATTAGTGACCTCTTGTTGAAGTGAGAATCGTAACGATATTAAAAATTATGGCGATAATGCTTAATACGATTGGAATTGTATGATCGTGATCTCTTGTGTCGTATCCCATTACTGTAACTCCTTCTCAATGGCTTGAATGGTTGGGCAGGGATAAGGAAGTTGATAAGCACCTTCGTTTGTCCATTGTTCGCAAGCATTACATTTCCCTTCAATCGGCTTATGCAATTCCAATACAGCACGAAGGGCATCTTTCATAAAGATACCGTCAACAACTGTAAAGTTGTTTATACTTGCCAGCAATTCATCGTGTGTCATCGACCCGTTACCGCCCATACGAAAGACTCGTAATCTTCCCGCGCTTGATCGTGATCTTCTCTAGGGTTTTCAGGTACTAGCGAAGTAATTGCCTCAGTATGACAACAAGGGGTCACAAAGTAATTTTCTTCTTCGTTAAACATCATCTCAGGAATTGTCCATAGATCGTTGTTTGAACACCAACCACAGGTGAACTGGTCTGAGTCGTCATAGTCGTACTGCGCGTAATACACCGCAACAAGAACCGGCGTTGATTTCGTCAACTTGCCGCATTTATTTCCGCAAGTTGGAATGTTCATCATTTCATCGTATCGCATTAGAGACCGCCTTCGCACTTGATCATGTCGCCCCAACAGTAGCCTGAGCCTGTCCACCAAATGTGATTGACGATAAAGTACGCGCCGATCAAGGCAACGATCGCCAGCGTTCCGAATACCACCCGGCGGCGAATTACATATTTACGATCCATCTTCTTAATCATCCCAATCAACTCCTTTTTTTAGTAGGTCAACGCTTATTTTTAGCGAGCACCATTCGCACTCGTAGATCGCCTCATCATCTCCGACGAGGTTAATTATCAAGCGGTTCACAAATCCGCCCTTAGTTCCGCACCAAATGCAATTCATAAGGTCACATCCTCATCCCAATCGGGAGTCTGCTCAAGCCACAAGATAATGCAGAAAAGTGCGGTAACTGTCGCCAGCCCTAATCCGATGATCTCAATCATTGAAGGATCCCTCCATAGTTTGTTGTGATCATGTAACTATCGTCAGCGGTATCCCAATAAATCCGATACTCATGGCCAAGCGATTCAAGAAATGCTTTAATGAATAATACCGCCGGATAATCCTGAGCCCAGTAAGCGCGCTCGAAGGAGTAATCGACTTCCGTGTCTGGTTGAGCGAAATCAACATCCTCGAAGCGGCCTTCTTGCTCTCTCCATGCGCTCGCCGTTGATTTCCAGTTAGTCGAATTGACTGTTAAGTGATCAAAATCGTTGCTAGTAATTCTCATGCTTTTACCGCCCATCCTGTTGAGTGTGTTGTTCCGCAATTCAAGCAAGTGCCTGAGCGAATGTCGTAATCTTTGCCGCAAGTGCATCCGGCCGCGCTTACGATTGGCTCGCCCTTGTGGAAGTCATAGTGGAGAAACAATTGGTATTGCTTTGCAAATTTCTTGCCGCAGTTGAAGCACTCGTACTTCATGTTATGCCCCTGCCTTTTCCACTAAATCCCGCGCCTTTGCGATTTCATCGTTCCAATTTAATGAAAGTTGATGATTAAGATTTTCTAAAATTTCTTTCATTGTGATCATGTTATGCCACCGCCTTTTCCTGAGCAGGGAAGATGTAGGACATACGGCTTACGATTTGGCATCCATACATTCGAGGCATACCGAAAAACGATCCGAAGGCATAAAGTCCAGTTTCGGCTAATTCGTAAGTTTCATTGTCGTTGTATTCTTTGCCTGAGATCTCTTCAAACTTTGCGATGAGATTGGCTTTGTATTCCTTTGAAACTTCGCGGTTCGTGAAAACAAAATCCGCTCCAAAATGAACCTCTGTTGGAAGATCGTCGCCCTCAAGGATAATGAGCGAGTTGTGGTAATCCTTCATGTCGGTCATTCCGTCAAATGATGCGCCTTGGTAAAACTTTGAGATTGCATCTACTTCGCTTTCCATTGGTCCGTCAATCCATGAAATGTGGATCGAGGATCCGCCTGAATATGAGTGAGAGCGAACCGAAAACTTAGTTGAAGGGAAAGAATTTTTGAGAGCCTTGCGGATCATCTTCGCGGTATCTGTTGTTGAGATACTTGTTGCCATTTGCTTGCCTTCTTCCTGTTTGGGGGCTGATGCCCTGTTAAGAAGAACTGTAGCCCATAAATTACGGTCTAGGGGTCAATTTGGCGTTATTTTTGGAAAATTTTTATGTCCGCTCCGGCTTCATCAGAATAGACTTTTACGGCTTTTATGTCTATTACTTGCGAATCGTCCGCATAACAGATCCCCGTAAGCGCATCAAGAACGCCACGGATGTATTTATCGAGGTCGGGAGCCACAGTCGGGAACTCCCTTTTCACTGTTTTAGGCCTCCGGACTCGGAAAATGATCTCAATCCCGATCCCGCCCTCAACAGGCTTGGCTCCGGCAAATCGAGCCGAAAGAGCCACTGTGGAGCGCCACACGGCAAGGGCTGAGCCCTGAGAGTGCAGAACATGGCCGTTGATCACCTTCATCGAGCCCTGTGGCACGGGAGTGCCATCGCAGGAAAAGGAGATCATTCGGCTAATTCTAGCCGAGCAACGCGATGTGATCTGCGACCACAGAATGAACTACCTTGGTGCCATCGGTCAAATAAAGATCGTAAGTGCCAGTGTGATCCGGCCCCTCAATATCCTTGACGATCATCGCTTCCCCATTATGAGAAACGCGGTCGCCAAATTGAACTTTGTCCGGTGTAACGATAGTCATAACTTCCCCTCTCGGTTCGTAATGCTTACGATAATAGTAACAGATTACTTACGAATTACGGCGAACTTGGTCAAGAAATGCCCTGACCGATTCGGGCATTGGAGCCCCTTCTACCCGATCCTCTTCGGAGAATCTAGGCGGGACTATGGTTGGGGTCGTGATCGGCTCCCTGAAGCCACCCTGTGGCTTTTTAAGGGGTAACGGGGAGTCAAGCCATCGGTCGCCATTGAGCCAAGTCGAAGGATGAGCAGTAAAGGCCGGATCCCGATTCGGATCTCGAGCATAGCGATCAGCGCCTTCGACGATCACCTCAACCGTTGTTTTCTTGATCGCCTTGACCCACGCCTTCATCGCTGAGCCTTTTCCAACCTTGATCGGATAGACCGCCCAAAACTTCTCGAAATCTTCACTGTATATATCTTTTTTTGTATCTGTATCTGTATCTGTATATACAAGCGTTTGCTCAACATTCGCACTGCGATCGCTTAGCGAACGCTTAACGAACGCACTACGAGCGCTTGTTGAGGCCTTCTCTGATTTCTCTCGAACTTTCGCCAGATCATTCTCAACTCTTGCATGAGTCCAAATATCTCCGTCAATCCAGAAAAACTCCGCCAGAATCTCTCGATTGTCTTCCCATTCCTCCGGAGTCATTCGAGCAACTGTGGCTAGGCGTTCGCGGCTATTGTTGAGCGGCTTGCCCTGTTGCCAGTAATTCATCAGTAGTAACATATACGCGCCATGCTGAACGGCGTTGAGATGGGCGGTATCAGCAAGATAATCGTTCACATACAGTTGCATATAAGGCAGGGAATTCATTTACTCCCTCCCGACTGACTGCATAATCATTTGTTTAGTTATCCCGTATCGCTCAAAATCTTTTATGACTTTGTCGCGAACCGATGATTTGTTGTGGCTCAATAGAGATTGCCTTTCGTCGTTAGTCATTCCGCCCCAAACTCCGTATTGTTCTTGATTGGTGGCGTACTTTAAGCATTGACTCCAAATTGGGCAAGGAGCGCAGGTGAAGCGGAAAACATCTATGTCGATCAACTTTGATACGCCTCGATCCTCGATCTTGTAGAAAAAGTTTGTCGGCAAATCCTTGCAAGCGGCTCGATCCCAATCGACATCCATGTAGGTCGGATTTTCATAATTATCAACAAGGGCATCAAGTTGATCGCGATCATAAGTTCCGTCCGCAAATTGGTGGATCTCGTACTTTTTAATCCACCTGTGAATTGTCCGTTGCGTGACTCCGTATCGGCTGACCGCTTCGGAGATTGTTATTTTGATGAGCAACCGTTTACTCCTGTCGCATCGTAATAATCACAATAAGAGCGGCAAAAATAAACATCTTTTTCAGGTTCCGGAACTTCGCCGTTCGCCGCCATTTCTTGAAGATTGGCAATCCACGCCAAGCCTTGCTGAGCCATCTCGGGATCATAAGGCTCGGTGTGTTCTCGAACATCTTCGGATTCGCCATCACGCGCCACTGCTACAAGGGTGACTGTTTCTACCGGATAGCCATTCTCACTTACAAGATAGCCATAAAGTTGAACCTGCATCCTTTGTTGGAGCGAAGGAAAGTAGCGAAGGGACTTTTTCTTTGTTGTTTTCCAGTCCACGATCTGTTGTTTATCTTTAATGTAGAGATCGACATGGCCCCGCAACCCTTCGATTGCGAACTCCTGCTCGATCATAAAGTTATCCCCGAACGGATCTTCTCGCTTGATCGCTTCGGCAATTCCGGCGTGAATAAATGTCCCGAGTATCGCGGGTAATTTATCCGTTGGATTTACCTTCGGGGCCTGCGTGATATTCATAAACACGCGCCGCTTACAATCGCCAACGGCTGACGGACCGATGTCGATTTGTAAAGATCTGTCGCGCTGAGCATCATGTCCGGCCAGCGCTCCAACCAACATTTTCTTAATATCGCTCACGAAGCATCAAATCCTGTGCGAACCGAAGTTCCGATCGAGCGAGCAATATCTACCTGAACTCTAAGGCGAGCCACATTTGCCCGATTAGCCTTGACGGTCGCTTCAGATTCGGCAAGCGCCATGTGAGAATCTTTGTTATCAAGGAGTGCAATATCTTCGCGCTCCTGCACCGTGTAATTCCTACCAGTAGGTGAAGATATTTGCGCTAACCCCATGCGGGAAGTAGCCATCGCAACTTCGTAATATGCCTTGTGTTGATGATAAGCGGCTTCAGCATCTACGAGATCGTTGTGCGCCTCGTCGATTAACTTGCTGAGATCCTTGAGGCGGGTTTCAACTTGCACAGGGGTGACTACGCTCACTTTTTCTCACCTAACGCAATCTGAGCGCAAATATCCTGCACTTGCAGAGCGACATTCTCGATACCCGCTTTGACGATCACTTTTCGATTATTAGTGAAATCGAGAGCGCAGATCTGATCGTAAATATCGAGGCGGATCTCTGCCTCAAGGCGAGCCGTCATCTTTGCAAGTTGCTGAGCGAGGAACTCGTCAGTTTTTGCTCCGAGGATTAACTTGCCGTTGTTGATTTCCCAGTGTTGTTTAGTTTTGCAAAACAGTTTCATAACATCATCCCATTCTCGGCGTATCGCCATACGATGCACCGGTTGCCTTTTTCGTTATCTCTAGTTGTGCCGCTATCTATTACGAAGCCATCTGTTACGAGGGATCCGCGAATCGGTCGTACTGTATTGCCATCTAAGTGGAGATACTTCTCGATCTCATTATCAGTTAAGCCGGTGAGTCCTCGGTTGATGAAAAGTTCATAGACTTTGCGGCGAAGTGATCCAACTTTCGGCTCGATCTTCTCCCTTGCCTCTATTGAGGTGCGTTGTGTCGTCATCCTGCCAACTCCTGAACTCTTCGATTGAGCGCGTCCTTTAGCGTTGTGCCTTTGATCGAGAAGTCTAAAAAATCCTTCTGTTCTGCCCATATTTCACGAAGTCGGGAAACTTCGTTGGTTTTGTAGATCTCATCCAGAACAATCTCAAGTTTGTCCAATTCCTCCGGAGTTAATGTGCGAACCGCGTAAAGATTCTTTCGAGGATTCTTTTCATAGCGCTCAACCTTTTCCATCTCTTCGCGTGATGGGCGCTTATTGCCGGAGAAGATAAAGTTGGCGAGTGCGCGGCCGATCGCTGAGGTTTCGCATACTTCGAGAGCGGAAGTCTTGGTGACCATTGAAGAGCCAACAATCTCCTCAGCCATTCCGCTAGTCACGGAGCGCTGATCTTCTCGATCGGTGTAGATCCAAGCCTGAACAATGAATCGAGAATCGTCGTTGTGCATAATCTGGGTATGAATTCGCCCGTTTGGGAACTGCTCCCAAAACTTTTTGATTCGAGATTCGACTGTGTCGTAATCCTCGAGGTTGAAGCGACCCGCCATTTATTTGCCTTCCTTTTCTAGTTTGGTTTTCTTGGTTGTTTTCTTTGCGTACTCGATAGCGACATCGACCAATCGCATCCCGTAAAATTGTTTTGCATGGCTATAAGGAACTCCGACCAATCCATCGGTGAGTTGATAAGCCTCAAACTTTGTAATGAGATCAGGCACTCCGAGTTCGCGCCACTGCATTAGATACTTAAATGCTTTTTGACCTTCGCGTTTTGTGTGAGTCATGTTATGCACTTACCTTAATCTCAGACCAGCACCATGAGCAAAATCCCTCACGGGTTGGGCGGGGAGTTCCTTGTGTGTTGGCGATGGAATTCCAATTCTTAGCCTGAGAGTCTAAGCACTCAGGACGATCGCAAACTTGTAAAGATGCACCCATTTCAGCGCGCTGAATATATTTTCCGTTAATGCGAAGATTGGTATCCAATTCACCGCATAGCATTTGGCTAAGGTTTAGAATGAACTCGCGCTTTTCTTCGCTTGTTGCTTTGCTTTCAGATTGAACATTGAGTGCACGGATAATAAGATCAAGTTCTTCCGCTGTAAGTCCTACGCTTGCCTTGAACATTTTGTTGCCTTTCTGTTGGGATCCGTTCTCTCGGATCTGTTAAAAGGAACAGTAGCCCATAAATTACGAAAAGGGAAGATCCTGCCCATTTCTGCCCGTCGGCGCGGCGCGGGGATTTATGCGAGGATTGAGCCATGATCCGAGTCCAAATCTCCCTGTGGAGCCTTGCCGTCATGGTGGAGGCTGAGTTGAAGTATCCCGATCAGATCGACGACATTGTTAACCGCGCCTCTACACTCTTCGTAACGGGGCTTATGGCGGCCAAAAATCAGGATCTAGACATCACACAAGTCAATTTTATCGACCTCGGGGATGAATCATCCGCCGAAGAGGATTAGACGAATTGGGTAAAAATGTCTATATTTCCGCCCGAGAAATTGTCGCATTGGATGGCCGCTTCGATCGCTTTTTTAACCAAAACTGCCGCAACTTCAGGGAATTCCACATCCTCCGCGCCTAGAGCCTTGAGCGCTCCGAGAGCATAATCTCCGCCGGATCCAGCCCTGTAAAGTTTGCTTGTCGATGTTTCCCACGAATAATCATCTGAAACCTTGAATATCTGCCCTCGGACGGCAACTAACAAATTGTTATCGAGGCGGACTGTTTCATCTTCTTTTTTCCACTCAGATCCGGCGTCTAATAATTTCCGGCGAAGGGATGGAATGAAGAGTCGAGTCATATAACTTTCCGGCGATCCACGGAATCGAGGCGCAGTCCATCCATGTTCGAGGATATTCAATCCGCGAACGGCACCTGAACCGGCAATAAAAGTCGGTCCGTTTTGGAAAATCTTAGGATCTCGGACATAAATGAATTCACCGTTTGTATCACTTGCCTTTGAGTCGGCTCCTAATACGCACCAGCCGTCGCCTTGAATTCCTACGAGGGTAGTCATTACTCAAGCCACAACCGGTATTCGGAAGTTACGCGACCCTTCTCAGGATCAACGAAGTGCAAGCGCTGAGAGGCTTCGCCATTTGCGGCAAGAAGATCACGAGCGTATCTGTTGCCAGTCTCAACTGCTCCGGACATAAACACAGATCCTTCGCCGTTGGCCATATTCCACGACTGATGCTGATGGTAATGACCGATATAGAGGTCGCGAAAATCAAATCCCTTAGTGATCTCATCAACTTCATCGAAGAACTTATACGCGCCGGATTTCCAACGATCGGCAAAACGCACGATTGTTGATGCGGTTCCCCAACGGATTTCGTCTCCATGAATGAGCAACGCTTTATAGTTTCCAATAGTCACGCGCTGAATGTCCTCCTTGGTCATTTGCCAAGTAAGGCGCTTCTCATCTCTAAGTGCTTGCCCTGCGAACATATAAGTCAATTTGTCCCAGTTAATATCTTTAGGCAATTCGCCAAACTTTCCAATGCGACCGTGGTTGCCCGGTTCGCAAATAACTGTAACTTTCTCAAAATTAGCAAGAAGTGTGCGAACTATGTCGATCAAAATACGCGAAGCCTCAACAAATTGAGTCATGATGTCTGAGTCAACTTCATAAACTTGCGCAGGGAAGATTGTTGTATTTTCAACAATATCTCCGCCAAGCATGAGGACAATCTCTTTGACCGGATGATCTGCTCGCTGAATGTCTGCAATCCGGATTGTTTTTTCAACTGATTGCTTTACAAGGCGCTCGCACTCTTTAGTGTTATATGTGAGAGTTTGCTTGCCTAATTGCCAGTCAGTCGAATGTAGAAGGGCAACCTCTCCTCGTTTCTTTCGAGAATCTTTAATAGGAGTTGGAACGGGCAAAACCGGCCCATGTGACAACATCGCATCATGGGCGGCATTAACTACGGCTTGCGTAAAGTCTTCTTTGTTTCTTTTAAGATCAGCAATAGTTTTCTGAGATCTTAAAAGGGCTCTGCGAAGTTCATTAACATCTTGCGATTCCGGCTCGGGGATATTTTTTAGTCGGTCGCTGAGGCTCATTCGATCCCCATTATGTCTTTACCGTGTTTCGTGTAACCCTCTTTATCGAGCCACGAATCATTTTTGTAAGGGTTGTAGAAAAGACGAACGGACTTAAGTGCATCCATCATCAACGCAACTTGATACGCAGGAATATCGTCCTCAAGTTTTAAGAATCCAGCCCATACGCGACCAATAGCAGTGAACTCAATAAACGCGTCGCCGTACTCATCTAAGCGTTCTTCGAGGATTTCATCTACTCGACTACGGGGCATTTGCATCGTCCATTTCTATGATTGTTGAAAGTAACTTCAGCGATGTGATAACCCTCAGACCTAAGAGCGGCTACGAGTGTCATAGACGGAGTGCCTTTTTTAATATGATCAAGGAGATCTTTGCGATCTACTTCGTCCAGCATCTCGAGAATAATTGCGAGAGTGCATTTGCTTTCAGATTTGGTTGTGTGTCGTTCAATAGAATCGGCTAGCGCCATAGTTGCCCCCTTATGAGAGAAGCGTACCGAGAAAAATCTTGAGAAGCGAGTAGAAACGCTAAAAAGAAAAGAGCCGCGGCGAATAATTTTTAGGGTTATTCGAGGCGGCTCAGTCTTGCACTCATGGTCAATAAAGTGCTACCGGCACTCTAGGGTTTTTTCCGGTGTGAATCCGTATTCAGTTTTTATGCCATTTGACATTAAGTTCAGCCTAGCAGAAAACCCTGTCGCTAATTAGCACGGGCTATCGAAGCCAGTACGACAGGGTTCTCGCGGTCAGCCATCGAAATGAACTGAGGGTGTTAATTCTATCGTACCGGAATATGTGGATAAACACATATTCAAGCATTACCCCTGAACATTGTTCACATAAGGCGTGATGATGTGAGATTCCGGCAACACATCCGGACTTGATGGGGGATTGTGTGGCACAGAACTACCAGCAAGGGCGGCACCTGCGGCAACGATCAAGTGATGAGAGTCCATCGCATACCCACTATTTGCCCACGCCGCCATAAATCCAGCACTCCCGAGAGCAATCGCCTTCGGGTTGGTTATCGGTACACGAATCATTGGATCCCCTTTACGAGTAAGGCATAAGTCACCTGATCCAGTATCCCAGTAACGGGGAGTCCAACTTTCTTCTGATACAACTTAACGGCGGCAAGATCAGCCGCGGTGAAAGTCGAGTTCTGAGCCACGGCAGGAATCAGTCCGGCGTTATAGAGAGCCTTTTCGACTATCAGTTCGGCGGCGGTTTTCTTCCCTACCACTAGATCCGATGCCTTCCACGCTGGCGCAGAGGCGGTTGTGAGCGGTTTAGCAGTTGGGGTCGTGGTGCTTTGATGGATAGCCACCCCGCCAGCCCCTAGAGCCGTTGTAGCGGCAGTTCCGATGGCTAAGGGTTTATTAGTTCCGAGGGAGGTGGTCGGCTTGAGTGGGGTTTCATACTCAGGTCGCACTATCGCCAGCACATAGAGGTAAGAGCGATGCCGAAGATAAACCCCATGCCCGTTGTATTGAGATACATCCGTCATATGCTCCGGTCCAGTATTTCCGCCAACGGTAGTGATTCCATCTCGGGAGGCATTTACAACGATCTCAACATGGTCGGCGATTCCATTACCAGCCCACGAGAAGAAAACTAGATCGCCCGGCTTTCCATCATATTTATTGACTACGCCTTTGCGTTGCTGAAACCACGAAAGACCGGCAGGGCAATACGAGAACCCTTTAGGAGTTTGAGCGGCTACGAGATGAGAAAGATCATTTTGCGCGAATACCCACGATACGAACATAGCGCACCACGGCTCATTTGGCACTCCGTACCAATCGCCATACGGGTTGGCATCAGTAGTGCCACCGTAAAAACCGACTTGCTTTTGTGCAGTCGTAACAATATCGAGCGCATTAGACACGATGAACAACCTTAAAAAGAATCAGAAAGGTGGTCAAGATAAAGGCAACATGTAAAAAATCAGCCTTACGATTCATCTTTCCCCCTAAATAAAAATAGCCCCGACCCCTTGAGATCGAGGCTATCTAATTTTACTACTTAGTTTCTTCGGCCTTTACGACCTTGTTTGCATCTGCTAGAGCCGCATCGACTACCGCAGTCACGACCGGAGCAGGTGCACCAGTATCAGCCACGATTGTATTGACGAGCGACTTAGGATTAACACGCGCCAAAATTGGAGCAAGCAATCCACCAACGAACGCCTCAATAGCGATCTTCTTAACTGCATCGTGAGGGTTGATCTGATACGAAGCGTATCCAGCGGCAACGATTCCGTATGCGTAATGCTCGAGGAGTGCCTTTTCTTTAGCCGTTATCTTCAACTTTGCCATTTTTGTCCTTCTTTCCAATTAGGTTGCGAACATATTTTTCTGCTTCGAAATCACTAGCCGAAGCGTGGTGGATTCCGCCGACTCCCCTATGGTGTTTTTCGCAGAGCCATAAAAGATTCGCTCCCGATTCTACCCACTTTCCCACTTCATCGGGATTGCTGATTCCCGGATAGTCCATTTCGAGCCATTTAAGATCGACTCCATTTTGTAGGCTGAACTCAACATGGGCGTGGTGTAACTCTAAGCCTCCGGCGCACTCAGAGAAGTCGCCTCGATGCTCTCCGATTGAGCATTTAGCCGAATCCTTTGTGGCGTTGCGGTACGCATTAAAATCCCGATAGTGGGGATCACTCTCTCGCGCTTCGTGAGGCGGATAGTGAACAACATAATTGTTTGTAATCGCTTGATCGTGCGCTTCCATTAAATATCGAGTTTGGTTTTGATCACGGCTTGATTCACTTGCAATTCGTGAAGTGCCACATCTTGACGATTCAGTTGATCCTTAATAGATCCCCCACCGTTTTCGTACATCTGATATTCGATTTTGTCTAAACGCTTGTCCATTTTATTGAACTTTTTGTTAATCCAGAAAATCGGCGCTCCTATAATTACCACGCTTTCCAAAACCGCCCATATAGCGTTTGAAACCGTGTTCGCGTTATTCCAAAATAGCATCGTTGCGCCCTTTCGGGTTATTGTTTAGACGAGTGTGATTGTTCTAATTGTACCGTTCGCATCGACAATTTTCAGAGTGTTAGTTGTAGAGTTGAGCCACATATCACCCTTGCGAGTATTAGTTGGATCAGTAGCCACAACGGGAACAGTGAAGCGACCTGCGGTTTCTAATTTATTTAGGCGAGCGTCAAGGTTCTGAAAGAGATCACGCAACGCAGGTGGCTGATTTACATAAGGCATTAGATCCTCAATTCGATGTTGTTGTAAGAGTTAAGGTTACGCGCTCTGGTCCATTTTCACCCGGTGTTACATTAAGCCCAATGATACGGAAGTTACCATCGAACTCAGATGGATAGAACGGATCTGTAATAACTACGCGAGCCTGATCTCCGAGATTATATGTACCGAATACAGGATCGGCATAAGGGGGTGCAACAACTTGTAATGTCTGTGGAGGATAAGAGGCGGCCAATACTTGACCATTTGCTAACCCAGTAAGCAAGGTTGAATCCGTAATGTTGGAATAGTTAGTTGCATCCTCAAGGAGCGGCCAGCCCGAGCCAGTCTTAGTTGCATCAGTACCAGTAGCGATTAACTTGCCTTCGTTTGATCCAGCGCCAGTTGCGTACACGGTATTAACGGCCTTCGATCCATCCTCTTTGTAATTATATTGCACCATATTTCCGGCAGGGAGGATGAAAGTAGGAACGCTTGATGATAATGCAGAATAGGTGTTGCCTAGTCGTGGATACCCAAGTTGAAGGGTCTTTGTGGGGTTTCCATCGCCATCATAAGCAACTTTAATGTTGAAATCGAATCCGTTGTTATTCTTAGCAAGATCCGAGAGCGCATTAAAATATGACTTCAATTCATAAGAGTAATAAACCTGCGACACAGTAACGCCCGAAGTATTTGACGGAATGATCACGCCAATATTTCCATACGGAACGGCTTGTGCGGCTTGGATCAACTGTTGGGCAATAGTAAGTTGATCGACATTTGTATAAGCCTGAGTCGTAGTGATACGACGGCGCTCGAAATAGGACTCGAACTCTCTAGCCGTAATCTTTATGTGCTGACTTGCTGAGTCATATTCTCTGCCCCATATAATTCCGCCCCATACAAGAACACCCGAACGATCTACATATATCGCACACCGTCCAGGTATTGTTGAATTGAGAACATTGAGACCCGCCGAATTAACGCCGGATAGCAAAAGATCACCCGTAAAAGTTCCAGCCGCATTAAGTTGCTGAGTAAAATTAACATTTGTTAAAGGCAACTCAGCGAGGATCTGATTAGTCAGAACATCGGCAAGAAGGTAGCGGTAATAGGTTGTAGCCATGCGACTACTTTACGCTACGGGTTTGGATCTTGCCGCTATCGCTTGGATTGTTGCGAGATCCACGACCTGCTCAATAACAGGCGGTAACTCAACAGGATCGCCAATCTGTACATATTCTTCGCCGCATAAATCGCAAGCCTTAAACCATTGAGGCTCGCCGAATCCGCGAGTTTCTGAGTATTGTTTCTTGCACTTTACACATTCGTAGTTGTATTTCATTTTTTAATCTCCTATTAGTAGTAAAGAAGAATGCAACCGTTGCCACCGTTGCCACCATATTGCGTGCTTGCTGTTCCCGATGCAACTCCTGCAACAGAGCCCCCGCCACCGCCACCGCCTGAGCCGCCATTACCGCCAATCGCGTTGGTGCTTGTGGTTGCAAAAAATTGTCCTGCGGATCCGTTGGCAAGATAACCCGCCCCACCGCCACCGCTTGATATTACAAGATTAGGAGACCCTCCCGTACCTGACCCACCCGCTCCGCCGGTAAATGAAGCGGAGTTCCCGCCATTTCCGCCAGTTGTTATTGTTCTAGTGCCAGAGCCCGAATTATTAAGATATACCGCACCGCCACCACCGCCAACAAGCCCAGAACCACCAGAACTGCCAGAAACAGTTATGGTTTGGGCGTTGCACTGTAGAGAACCACCGCCGCCCCCCGATGTGCCACTTACTCCGTTTTGTACAGTAAGTGACCCTGAAGCGGCAGAGTTGAAGCAGAATCCATTAGCACCTGCCCCTCCAACCGAAGTCAAATATGCGGAACCGGGTCCACCCATCATGGCGATTGGGAAGTTGAAGGTATTGCCCGAACTTCCGCCGCCGCCTGAACCGCCTTGCCCCGAAGGAGCATAATAAGTAACTGTTCCTGTTGTATTTTGAACGAATGTTTCACTCCCGGGCGCTCCACCTAGTGCGCTTACAAAGCCAAACTTAGTGGTTCCTCCGTAAGAGGCTGGTGGTGCCTGGCCTACAGATATACTCCCTGCCGCTGTTGTTGTGCCGATACCGCCTGCTCCTATAGTGCAACTCGTTGCGGGTGACATCCATCCCATCACTACCGCACCGCCACCACCGCCTGCTCCTACATTTGCCCCGCCCGTACTACCTCCTCCGCCGCCACCGATCAAAATAGCGAAAACTTGAGTTACAGTTCCCGGAATAGAAACCGCACCGCTTGAGGTAATAGTTTGTTGAAGCGAGATACCTGACGGAATAGCCGAAGGATAGGATTGAATATACGCAGTTGGCAGAGTAACGCCAGCCGTAGGTACTTGAGCGATAGCCATTTATTTACTCCCTTATGAGATTTCTACGCCGGAAATGTGAAAGTTAATTGTTGTTGCAGATGCTCCACCAGTAATTGTGTTGGTGGTCAGCAAAACTTGCTTGAGGTCGATATAAATAGTTGTGTTTGCAGGGATCGCAGTTGTCGTGTTGATTGCAACTTGACCCGCCGCTGGCCCCATAGCGAGAGTAAAAGTACCAGCCGAAGCCGCGGTGTTAGTAACTGCGATATTAGATACGACAGTCGAGGTCGAAGCGGGAACCGTATAAAGAACAGTTGTAGTCGTAAGCGAAGCCGCAGTACGAGCGAGGACTTGAGGTGTTGCTGCCATTTTAGATTGCTCCCATGATTGACGCGATTATTTTATCGTTGATATTGCCTATACCTTTTGCTGCCGTAAGCGAAAGAGTTGTTGGAACAGAAACCGCACCTGCGCCTGAAATAGTTATAGCATCAGTTGCCGAAGAGTTAGTTACGAAGTGTAGCGAGTTATTTCCGAAAGTACCGATTGCCATATCAGTAGATCCAGTTGCATAAAATCCATAACCCGGAGCGTTAAGCGCGCCCGTTCCTGAATAAGTCGAAGAGTTAATACCCATTGAGGCGTAGTTAGTCGATGCGGTACCTTGATCGTTATAGACAATTACTTCGGCAGATGCGGCGGCGTTGTTTGAAGTATTCTGAACTGTTAACTGATTGTATCCAGCGATAGAAGATTGGAAAGTTGCAAGTAATCCAGTATCAGAAAATGAGTTTGTACCGACATTGAGAACGCCTGATGTTGATGAAGTTCCGGCAGTTGGTGTGAGGTTAAGAGTCTTGTTGGTAAGAGTCTGAGTTCCGGTTGTCGTTACATTTCCGAACGGTCCGGTTGCAAGCGTTCCATAGTTTGTAATATTTGCAGTGACGATTGAAGTAACGCTAGTGCCAACTGCGATCTGACCTAACGCTAAAGAGTTAGCAGGGGTCGCAGGAACAGTTGGGGATGCGGCAGGAGTTCCTGCGATAACTTGGAACGACACATTGTTAAGCGTTCCTGAATAGTAAGCATCGTTGATTGTAATAACGATAAGGTCAATACGAGGGTTCGATGGGCTTGAAGTAGAAATAGTGAGGTTTGTAGTTGCATCGTTATACGCCATGTATGTGCCCATATTGGCTTGCGTTGTTCCAACGATAGCGGCATAACCTGACGACACATTTACGGACATATTTGGAGTACCGTTTTGTGTAATCTGAAGATCGGAAGCATTGACGATACCAGTCGTCTGCCATATTGCCTTAGTAGTTAGGCGATCATTTTCCGCAGGGTGAGATCCATTTTGTAACCAACTCGGTGGTGTTCTTAATGCCATCTTGTCCCCTTAGATATAACTGTTGTACCAAGTAACTGTTGCGGAAGTTGTACCCGCAAGTGTACCTGTTCCTGATAGGTAAAACTGATTCGCGCCCGGCTGAGCATAGAACCAGTTTGAGCCGCCCGCAACTAGATTTCGAGCAGTAGATCCGTTAAGTGTAACAAGGCGTTGCCCGAGATCAACTACGAGCGTATCCGTATTCGCGTAACTTCCTTGAATCGTAATGTAGTTACCCTGAGTGCTATTACCCACGATCGCATTGGTAATCGGCCCAGTAATCGTGATGATTGGGTAGGTGTTAGCCCATCCAGCGTTGTTGATAGTAGTACCAGCCGCGCCACCGCCGAAAGTCAAAGGATAAACACGGTTGTATGTGCGACCGAGATAGTTCAGACCAATCAGAGAGGCAGACTGTTGAGTATTGTCGTAGAACTTAGGATCAGGCGCAAAGAAAGTCCATTGGCTTGTAATGTATCCATAAGTAAAGTCGGGAGTAATGACCGTCTTGGAATCTCTTACGCGAGCGTTAAAGAATTGAATGCTCGAGGACTGAGGCAACTTAAATTGCAACTGATTCGTTGTGGAAAAAGGTGTGTACGAGGAGGTCGGCAATAGATTACTTTTTAACAGGTTGTAGTTAGCCTGTGCGCTCATAGTCGAGTTGGCAGATCCGCCCGAGGTGTAAGTATCGGTAAGAGTCACGGGAATCGTGAAGTGAGTATTGTCGATCACGGTAAGAGTCTGAGCGGTCTGATTGAATCCAGTACCAGCCATACCTGTAGGGTTTCCACTAGAAAGTACGCCAGTAATGGTAACAATTTGACCAGTATTAAAACCGTGATAAGCCGAAGTCGTATAGGTGATTACACCCGTACCCGTAGCAGTCGCGCCAGTAATAGTCGCAGTGATATTGCTTGAAAGAGTCAGGATGGTCAAAGTAATAGATCGACCTCCGAGGAAATCACGACCCGAGAACATACCGTCATTGAAACCCTGATTATCATCCTGATTACGGATAACCGGCAAGCCTTCAATTCCATCAGCGGCGTTAATTTGATAAGGAGATCCAGCGCCACCGAAGGCGAATCCGTTCCATGTAAATCCGTACTGATTAAGCGAAGTCAGGGTTGCCATTAGTAAGCCACCGCCTTATTTGATCCAGTTGGAACGGCAGGGATAATGCCCTGAGTTTGCCCGAGAGTAATAGCGGCAAGAACGCCCGCAGATACGGTAGGGAGTGAAGGGTCGGTTGTCGATACATAGAAATTAGCGTTGCCAATAGCAGGAGCAGGGTTAGCAATTCCCGGCCCATAAGGCGCAGGTGTTGTAGAAGGTGCTGGCATATAAGCGGAAGCATAAGGAGACGAACTTGCCACACCTAAAGTGGCAAGCAAAGCGAGAGTTGCTTGAATTTGTTTTTGCAACCCAACTAATTTGTCATCCATCGCCTTTGAGATAGCAGAAATTTGATCGTTATACGCCTTTAGCGAAGCGGCATTAGCATCATCAAGTGCTCGTTGAGCCGTATCCATACCATCTTTGAGAGTTTGATCCGCGGCGGCTTTAGCATCATTTAAGCGTTGTAATTCAGAGGCAAGCGCATCTGATAATGTCTTGTCAGCGGCGGCAACTGATTTATTGTAAGAATCAGTAGCGGCATCGAGAGACTTATCATAAGCCCCGTTTTCTTTTGCTACCGCATCTGCAAGTTTGGCTGAATTGTCGGCAAGCAGATTAGTGAGATCAACACCGACTTGCTTATACTGATCCATCATTTGCTGAGTGGCTAATTGTGTTCCACTATTCATTTGCTTAGCAAGATCATTTAAGCCGTTATTAGATACATCTTCGATTTTGCTATAAAGAGATTTAAGTTGAGTTGCAGTTTCGGGCGTAGCATTAAGAATTGCCTGAGACATTTGATCGCCAACTTGTGGACCTTTAGCAAGAACTTGATCAATAAAAGTTTGTGAATACCCTTGAGCGGCTAATGCACCCGCATCTTTTTGTAATTGAACTACGGAATCAAGTTGATCCTGAAGAGCAGTTTGAAGATCTGATGCAGTATCGCCCGTCTTAAACAATGATCCAATATCGACTTTTGTAGCGTTAGCGAACGCTCCGGTCATTAAGTCAATCGAAGATTGAACGATTGCTTGACGCTTATCAGCGGCCTGTTGTTCTAGGGCAGTTGCTTGATCTGCATACTGTTTCTGAATAGCGAGCAGGTTGTCATTATGTTGAGTTAATAGATCAGCCTTTTTAGCCGCAAAATCTGCATCGATTGCCTTGATCGCTTCTGTATGAGTTTTTTCGGCATTAGCAGAAGCCTCATCGTAAGCCTTTTGAGCCGAAGCATAAGCCTCTGCGTGTCTGCGATTAAGATCATCTTTTGTATTGTTAAAAGTTTGCAACGCTCTTGCTTCAGCATCTCTCTTGGTCTGCATAGCCGCATCCATCTGAGTTTGCCGATCAAGAAGATCAGTATTGTATTGCTCATCTAATTTTGTAAGAGTAGCGAGATTGCTCTTAACCAATGCTTCGTGTTTAGCCGCGGCAGTCTGAGCCGCTTTGAGAACATTTCCAGCCGCACCTAATCCGCCACCGACTTCCGTATCCCCGCCTGTAGATATACCACCGGAACTTGCAAGCGCGCCACCGAGAGTTGGGAGCGTAATCTTTTTATTTGCTAGGGAGTCAAGGCTTGTTCCGAACTTGCCAACTGCTAGAGCGGCTTCGTCCACACCTTTACCAATAGCCTTAAAAGGCTCACCGAGAATTGGAATCTTTGCGACGGTATCGACTACCTTAGCGATCGCTCCGAGCAGGTAGCCGAATGCCCCTACAACGACCTCTACGACCCCTACAATGACCTTTCGCAAGCCTTCGTGGGTATTCCATAGGTTAATGAGTTGCTTGATCCACGCGCCCAATGTGGCGTTATAGAGGAACTCGATCGCAGGGATCAGTACCCCAGTAATAAACTCCATTAACTTCGTCAGGATAGGCATAACGACTGCGCCCACCTTGACGGCTACATCATCAAACTTAGCCTTGAGGATTTCCATTTCGCCAGCGAAGGTATGGGTATAACCAACGGCTTGCCCACCGATCTTGCCGTTCAATTCATCCATCGCCTTAGCAATAGCCTGATTCTTAGGGAGAGTGGTATCTAAGGTGATACCGAATTCCTTAAATGCCTTCGCCGATCCCATTGTTCCTTTTTCAAGGGTTCCGGCGGCCTCTGCCAATGACTCGTGCTTGTAGCGAGCAAGATCAGCCGCCATCGACATAAGTTTTGTTGATTCAGTCGTAGATCCGGTGGCAGTAATTAACTTGGTATATGCGGTTTCGGAATCCTTAACGGAAAATCCTAGAGAACTCATCTTCTCTGTAGTCGCAGTAACCTCAGCACGGTTAGCGGCGGTATTCTGCTTTGCGTTATTCATCGCAGTCGAGAGTTGCTCAGTAGCGACCTGCGTATCTTGGATAGCCTTTACTGCATCATGGAGTCCGGTAGTGAGAATCTGCAATCCCTGAGTCATTACATTGCCAGCGAATACGCCAAGCATCGTGGACTTGAGGGAGTCGAACTTTGAATTCTGCTCTTTAGCGGTATCGCCGATCTTATTTAATCCGGCGGTAGCCTCTTGAACTGCGGCAGTAAGGTTGGAGAGTTGTACGAGGATTTCGACATTTAATGGAGGAACTTCACCTGCCATCGGTTACGCTCCCATCGCTCGTCGAACTTCGTCACGGATATAAGCGGAAGCCCTGCCCGATTGTACCAAGTAATCACGCGCTGGAATCATATAAGGGAACTTGACTCCATCTTTCCAGCGACTTGATCCCAATTCAACGGCTCGTGCGTATTCAGCACCGGAGGTTGCACTCGCAGTATAAGTTTCGAAGCCAACACGACGGACAGGATTGCCAATAATGTTGCGAAAGAGATTTCCGGTCGCATAGTTTGGACCTTCGCCATCTCTCGGACCAATATGAGGGTTATAGCGAAGCCTGTTATTTTTTTGCACCGGTGGGTTCTTGACTTCGCTTGCATTTTTTTTTGCTTGGAAAACTAAGTCCTGAGTAATCTTTTGAGTCGCACGATAGCCGGCATCATCCATACGCTTTTGCCAAGCATTGAGAGCCGCTAGGACTTCAGGCAAGTTGCTCGATACGCTATCGCTCACTTACGGCTCTCCATCTTTTCGATCTTAACTTCTTCGACTGCATCTGCAATCGCTAAGAGCCAATCTGCCTTAGCCGCTGGCAAGTTATCCACCTGCTCAGGAGTCCAGCCAAAACGATCAGCGAACTTGAAGTAAAACCACTCTGTTGTCGGATACTCAAGGGTATCCGATTTTTGGAATCCCCTGAATAAATCCTTGAGCCGTTCTAGTTTTCTAAAGGGCTATCGGGGTTCAGCCTATTCTCGTCTGAGTCATTAAGGCTTGGGAAAAGTTCAGTTGTAAGGTGATCTGTTTCCTTCATCAACGCGGTGTAGTCAGGGATAGACAATTCCTCAATCGAGTCAATCTTGACCGAAGGGATTAAAAGATCGAGTGACCAATCCTCAATGATCGCCGCTAACAGAGCGTTGCTGATAGCAATACCTTTTTCGGCTTGTGATTCAGCATCGCCAGCGCGCATAATGCGGTTGCGATCCTTGACTTTTAATTCAGTCGCATCTTTAATTGTTACTGTCGCGCCTGACGGTAGCGTAATTTTCTTTGACATATTGCCTCCTAGTTGTTTGCCTTCTCTTTATCCTAGCAAATCTAGGCAGTAGGGGTGCGGGATCCACGAAGGCGGGCGAATCGACCTGCCACCCCTACTGCGTTCTAGTTTATGCGACTGAAGTTGTTACTGCGTTCTTTACGACCCACTTGATAGGTGAGTATCCGACAGTTCCGGCATCAGTCAAGTTGCCTTGCGCGTTGAAATCGACGAGAACTTCTACGAAGTCCTTTGAGCGTTCAATAACGGCGAGTGTGTATGCACCCTTAGTCATTGTTGCCTGAATCGAAGTCTGTGATGCACCTGTTCCAGTAGTCCAGTTAAAGACGAGAGCAGGTTGAGTGTTGGTGAGATAGTTAGTGAGTTGGGTGTCGTTTTCCATAAGGAAAGTCGCCTTGCCAGTCACTTCGAGCGCACCGAGGAATACCTGATACGGAGTCTGCACATTTGAGATTCCATAGATAGGAGTTACTGGGCGCTTGAGGTCGATATTTCCCTGAGTTGAGTTAGAGATAGAAGTACCACCAACGCTAACTGTTCCAGTCCATACGACTGAAGGGAGAACGGTTGAGAATGATGGGGTTGGGGTGGAAGTTGTTGCTGAAACCCATCCGGTTGACTTTGCATCGTACTCAAGGAGTCCGTCTGCGTTCCACTTAAGCGAGAAGTCATGGAACTGGTGACCAGCCCACGCACGAACATTCGCACCGTAGTAATCAAGGATTGTGTACGCAGATGGCTGAGCATCGGAAGCCGTAGCCGTTGTGTTCTTGAGGGCGAGAGTGTGAGTGTAAGGCGCAGATCCAGTAACTACATCTTCGCCAAGTACGCCAGCGAGAGGGTAAAGGATTGTGTCTGCGAATACTGCTCCACCAAAATCGAAGGTTGAGTGAACGCGACCCTGCAAGTAGTTGTAATTCTTTACGAGAGATCCACGGAGACCTTCGTCGTAAAGAGGTGTGTAAATATCCTGAGGCTTGATGGTGTTCGCAATTACAGGGATATAAGCGGTTGGAGTTGTTACCGCAGTTCCCTTAGTAGTTTCCTTAGCGATTCCAATATACGAACGATGGGTATTTTGAACTGCCATTACTTCACTCTCCTACGGTTGTGTCAGGCGCGGCTGACGGTGCTGGTGTTGTTTTCTTTGATGCTGAAGCGAGAGTGACATTGGCTGAGATAACCTCATCCTTTGACTCAAAAGTGTCGCCGGGTTTAACGGTCAGTCCGAGAGTTGGGAACTCCTGAACATCGTCACCGTTGTATTGATAGGTGGCCATCGTTCTCCTTATGCCTGAATCATTTGGGTAACATCGAATCGAATCTCTGCAAAGGTTTCTGTCGCTCCGGACTCCGAAGTTGTCGGCTCTCCATAGATACAGTCGATCACAGGTTCCGCGCCTTGCCACACATTTACTTGCGATGTATCACCGAAGTTATGACTGGCTCGAAGCGTATTCTTGATGTTGTCGATAAGTGTATCAAAATCCGTCATTGCATCTTCGGCGTTATTCAGAACGGAGTGGTGGAAAACCTGCAAGATCACTTGGAAATCAACACGCTTCCAACCACCGGTTGCGCCTCCTACTGCCAAACGAGTTTCGCGTTCGCTTTGGATAAAGATTACGACTGCGGCACGACTCATCTGACCCGGCTGAGCATTTACCTGATAGTTGATGCGCTTAGGAAATGAAGTAAAGATCTGATTGAGCGTAGGAATACTTGCACCAACGAGGTAATTGTAAAGAGTAGAGCGGAGTTGGGTTCTGCCGACTGCCATTTAGCGCATCCGTCGGAATGGAGCAAGGAGTTGCTTGGCCAATTCAAGATCAGATCCGAATACGGAACTAGCGGCTGGACCAGCGGTTGCTCGCGTTGTGATTGCCATAGTCAAGGAGTTATCGCCACGAACCTTGAGGAAATCAGTAGTCGCCAAGATAGCCGCCTCTTTGACTGCCTGTGGCATATTGCCAACGGCTACACCGGAAGCGTGTGCGTACTTAAGGGCGGAAGTAATAGCCACGGTGCTTGATCCATAGACATACGAAGGTGACACGACTACCTGCTCAGTATATTGACCGTCATAGATAGTCACGACTGTGCCAGCGGTTAGTCCGATTGGATCGATCATAGTAAAGGAGGATTGACCAGCGGTCGCGGATGAGATCAAGCCATTACAGTATCCGGCGCAATAGTTGTATGCGGCATAGATACGAGATCGAACTGTTGGGGGGAAGCCGAAAGATAATGGACCCTGAGATGAGTAGCCAATTCCGACCTGACTCATAGGGTAGATGATCTGTGACTTCTCGAACCAGCAAGATTGCAACGCGCCATCGGTCACGGCAGTCATAGCGGTAGGAGTAGCCCCATACGACAAGGAGTTCAACGCCACGACATTGTTGTAGTCAGGCGAAATGACCATAAACCCCTCTTGGGTAATACGGGTACGGGACTGCTCTTGGAAGTTCTGAGCAATAAGAGGCTGGTTCACATAAATGTCGATCCATGAAGATGCTCGTTGAATTACAGAGGCAAGTTCAGCATCCTGTTGCGCAGAGGTTCCGCCAACCACGAGGTTGTTGTAGTCGATCGCAGTCGGGGCGTTCTTATACTCAGCAATAGTGAGATAAGAGCCTGACTGAAACTGGGTGATCGGCGAAACCGCTGAGGTCATTTTTTAATCTCCGTCTGTTTTAGGTGCTGACGATTCGTGTCCACACTTAGAACACAATTTGAACCACGATCCGAAGCCACAGTTATCGCAATTATACCCGCGATCTCCGTCGCCAGTTGTATGTAACGCTAAGTTGCCTTCGGTAAAACCTTCTGCCTTCAATGCCTGAATATCTTTAGGATTTTCTACTCGATACATCCCATCTTTACCAGCCTTTAGGATCTTACTTCCTGACTGGCGGGTGATCTCAACTTCTCGAGCGAATCCGTCTCTTGGTACTAATCGTCCCATTTGTCTGCCTTTCTTGTAGAACAGGGAGAGAGCCGTTAGACCCTCTCCCTGCCGTTTTGCCGGTATTACTATGCTGCGACAATACCTGAAACGATACCGTTCCAAGCAGGTGCGGAACAGAAGAATGTGCCGCGGAAGTAGGTGCTGAACTCGTACGCGAACTGTGTTACTGGCCATTGAATGCCCATGTAGTCCTGTACAAGGTAGTTCGCCCAAACATCGCTGACCTCTGTGTCAGGGATTGGAAGGGTGTATGACATAACAGGAGAAACGCCCTGTGGGAGCCATGGGTGAACTGTGATTCCGAGTGACTTACCGGTTGTTTCATTAACGATTCCGTTAACGACTGAACCGAAGGTAACTCCAGTTGTCTCATCCTGAGAAATGTTGAGACGGTAGTTAGCGTTTGCTGAACCCTTGATTGCATCAGAGAGTTGCTTACGATCTGAACCGTTCATCAAGATCTCGTCTGGATCAGCCTTTACGCTTGCGTAGAGGTTAGCGAAGACAGTCTGGAACTCAGTACCAGCATTTGTGTTCGAGAAGGTTGAGTTGATGTTGTTGTTATATCCGGTGTTTGAACCGAGAAGGGTTGTAAGAATACCATCGTAACCTGTTGCGTATGCAGAGGTATCAGATGATGCGCGTGAAGCAAGGATTGAAGATGCAGTTGAGTAAACGAGAGTATCGCCTACTGATGCTGAACCTGCTCCTACGACATAACCTGTGAGGCTCTTGAAAGTACCCTGATACTTAGCGTTAGCAACGCCAGTTGTTGTACCGATATAGACATTGTAACCAAGTGCTCCAACGACCGCTGTGTTCACAACGATCTTGAGAACCTGAGATGAAGTTGCCTGTGTAGCGACAGATGAAACTACTGACTCACCAAAACCTGTTGATGAGATACCAGCGTCTGCGGTTACATAGACATAGTAAGTTGCGTTAGCGAGTGCTACCTGACCGGTACCTGCTGAAGGAGCAGTAACGGTGATTGTAGGAGCAGAAAGTGCGCCAGCATAACCTGTTGCAGTTCCACGACCCATAAGCATCATGCGTTCTTCCATCAACATTGTTGCATAAAGTGTTGATGTTGAAGACAACTGACGGAGATCCTGATATCCAAGACCTGAGAAGTTAGCGTCGAATGAAACGCTATCTGATAGTGAGTAAGAGTTGTAAGGAAGGATGATGTCGTCAGCAGTGTACGAAATCTTTGAACCGCGCTCAAAGTTAATTGAACCGAATGCAGTTGTAGTTGATTCTGTGATTCCTGGCCAGATCTGTCCTTGTCCGCCAGTACCTGTACCTGTGTAACCGGTGATGCGCTTGATACGGTGTGAAGTACCTACGCCCTTCTTACGAGGGATACGGTTACGAAGTGGTGTTGGGCGAGGTGTAAGCAACTTTGCAGGTGCTTCGAGATCGAAGGCTGCGAAAGATGTGCTAAGTGGTGATGTGAGCGAAATATCCTTCTGAACATCCTGCAAGGCAAGACGCTGAGATGCAATCGCGTTGTTCAATCCAGCAAGAGCATCTGGAGCAAGTGACTTAGTAGCCGCAAGTGCTTCGAGAGCCGCAGTTGGATCCTGAGCAGGGGTCATACCCTGTGTGTTTGGTAGTGAGAAAGACTTATTCAGTTCAGACTGAAATTCGTCCATACGCTTAGCGGCCTTCTTAGGTGAGATTTCATCACCGAAGAGGTCGGAAGCCTTAGGTGCTTGGAGCGCCATTTAGGTATTTCCTTTCGAGTGGGTTTTTATTCTTCGCTTGAAGTTCCGCTAGCCTTCGAGAGATATTCCTTCTCGAGTGCTTTGTAACCTTTAGCAAGAATAGGGTCTGAGGTTGCTGATGCCTTGAGGCGATATTCAGCGGCTTTGATTAGTAGTTCATTTGAGCCATCAACTCTTACGCGACCAGTCCGCTTTGGACCACCGGCAACTGCTGCTGACTTTGCGATTGCGAGTTCTGATTCAAGTGCTACCGACTTTTCCTCTGCCGCCTTTAATGCGGTTTCGTATGAAGCGATCTCAGCCTTGACTGTTTCAGACGCACTCTGTACTGCTTTCTCGATGATCGAAGTTACGAACTTCTCCCCGAGAATATCTTTGACTTCTTCCTCGATCTTTTCTTCGATCTTTTCGACTTCTTCTTTGACTTCTTCAACGACAGTCTCGTCCTTGACTTCTTCAACAGGGGCATCGGCAGGAGTTTCGGCATCGGCTGACTTAATTGATCCAGCGTTCTGCTCAGGGGTAACGATTACGGCAGTTGATACATTTGCAACTGCGGCATTACCATCGCTTGTACCCGGTGTAAGAATCTGTGTCTTGCCGTGTGAGTTAGATACATCATGGCATCCGCACTCGAGGCACTTGCCTACGAACTTGGCAGACATCTTTGTGCATCCCTTGCAGACATCATCATCGCATCCGCCATCTTTTTGGCAAGCGGCGCAACCATCGCAGTCGCAATCCTTCGAGGTCATATCAGCGGCGAGGTTAATCATGCCCGGAGCCATACCAGCCTCCTGATCTTCCTCCATCTCGCCATCGCGGAAGTTAAAGAGGTGCTTGATAGCAGATAGGAGCGTATCGATATCGTCGCGCTCGTCTGAATCAGTATCGCCCATCTCTGAGGCTTCGCTGATAATAAGTTGTGCTAGAGCCTTACGAGCGGCATCGTAAGATGCTTGGTCGAACTTGACCAACCCACCATTTGTTGCCTTATCGTGCATCTCTAGGATTGTGTCGATTACTGGTGACTTCTTCACGTTCCATCCTTCGGGTAGTTGGTCGATCGCGCCTAATGCACGAGCGCGGGTAATGATGTGTTGCTTAACCTTGTCGGGATTTTTAGCACGACCGAACGATTGGATTGCGTTCTTTAGATCAGCAACAGTCTTGATTGGGTAAGAGCCATCCGGCAACGCCATACCTTGATCGGCAAGTTGCTCGCGCTCTTTAGGCGATACTTCGCGCTTTTCGATTGCTTCTTCAGCGGACTCGATCTCTACGAGTTCCTCAACCTGTATGAGATTTGGTTCGCCTTCAACTGACTTGGCAAGCATCAACTTTGCGTTTGGGTTAGCAGGGCGATCAACGAGTGAAACTTCTACGATCTGACCGTCAATGATTCGACCGTTAGCGGCTTTCTGATCACGAACGACACGAGGTGACTTGATTCCGATAGAGAATCCCTTGAGTACGCCTGACTCAACTTTCTTTACGCTAACAGGATCAACTACGAGAACAGAAATGTAATGACCATCGGGCTTGCTTTCATACTCTTTCGCTACTCCTGCGGCGATCGAAGAATGTTGCTCACGGATGTTGCCACCGGACTTGAACCACTCAGGCATCGCAGATGAGAGCCATGTGTCGTCGCAGATTTGCTGATCAATGTCCAGAGAGTCGTCAGTTGCTTTGCCATAGACAAGGAGTGATCCGTCCTCTTGCTTTTCTTGCTTAATAATAGCCGCATACGAATTAGCGAAATCATTTGCCATTGGTGCTTTCTCCTTGTTCAATTTAGCCGCAACACTTTCTGCCCACGACTTTCCAGCATCTCCGCCCCACGCATCCCAAGCCACACGACCGGGAGACGGGAAGCCTTTTTCTCCTTGATTAAATCCTTCTGCTTTCTTATCAACTTCGTGGCGAGCGAAAAAACTCACCATACGCATAATGGTATCGCGTGATATTCCTTCACGCCTTGAAAGTTGTCCTGCTCTTGTTCTTCCGGTACTAGTAAAACCTCCACCTGCGTGACCGTCAGCGATCCAACCGAGAGCGCGTTTAGCGGCTTCGGCTACTCCGGCTGGTGGTACGAAAGTTTCGCTCATTTAATTTTTATGCTGAATAGATAACTGATACTGCACCGGTAGCGGTACCTGCGGCTGAAACTGCATAGAGAGAATCATTACCGTGCATCCATATTTGGACACTACCTGCTGCGGCAAGATTTTGGCCACCATTTACACCAACTGTATTTGTT